GCGAAGGCGTCGACACAAGACGGGCTGAATCCTTCGTACGTGGTGCTAGACGAGATTCATGCGCACAAGACTCCCGACTTGTTGAACGTTCTGCGGTCTGCTGACGGCGCGCGACGCAGTCCGCTGTTTCTGTTCACGACGACGGAGGGCTACATCAACCCGTCCGGGCCGTGGGCCGACCTGCGGAAGATGGCGCAGAACCTGTGCGCCGGAGTGTTCGGCGACACGCTCGATCACTTCCTGGTCGTGTTCTACGCCGTCGACAAGGACGACAGCGACTTCGATGAGCGGGTCGTCATCAAGGCGAATCCGCTGATCGACGCGAATCCGCACCTCGCCGAAGCTATTCGGAAGGAGGCGGCCGAGGCGAAGCGGATGCCGTCGAAGCTCGCCGAGTACCGCATCAAGCGACTTAACCGGCAGGCGTCGGCAGCAGATGGTTGGATCAACCTGACGAAGTGGCAGGAATGCGGCGGCGCCGTCGACCTTGCGGCGCTCGAAGGCGTGCCGTGCTGGGGCGGACTGGACCTCGCCAGCACCGGCGACCTCACGTCGCTGCGGCTGGTGTGGCGTGTCGACGGCAAGGTGCTGACCTGGGGGCGCCGATGGGTGCCTGCCGAAGCGGTCGCGCGCCGCACCGAGCGCGGCAGCGTGCCCTATGCAAGCTGGGTCGCGCAGGGACTGATGGAGGAGACCGAGGGCGAAGTTACCGACTACGCGGTGATTGAGCGGGCCGTGCGCGATGCGTGCGAACGATTCAACGTTCACGGCATCGCTTTCGACCGCTGGAATGCGACCGAAATGGTCGGCCGCCTCGTCGCCGACGAGCTGCCGATGATCGAGTTCGTGCAAGGCACGCGCAGCTATCACCCGCCGATGCAGGAGCTTGAAAGGCTCTACATCGGCGGCCGGTTCGCACACGGCGGCGATCCGGTGCTGACGTGGTGCGCGTCGAACCTCGTCGCGCGCCGCGATGTGAATCTGAGCATGGCGCCGGACAAACGCAGGTCTGCGGACAAGATCGACGACATGAGCGCGCTGCTGATGGCCTTGGGCCTGATGCTGGCGCAAGAAGTGCCCGACAACACGGCGGCCGAGCCGCTGATTCTGAGGTTCTGATCCGATGCAGTGGGTAAACGCCATCGTCAGCTGGCTGGGCGGGCTTCGCCGTATCGCCGGCCTACAGTCCGGCGAGCCCGGCGCGCGGTCCACGCGCAGCGCAAAGCCGGTCACGTTCGACACGGCAATGCAGGTTTCCGCGTTTTGGGCGTGCGTTCGGCTGACCGCGGACACGATCGGTAGCTTGCCGGTCAAGTTCTACCGCATCGAGGGCGGGCGCCGAATCGAGGACCGAGCGCATCCGCTGTTCAGCGTCCTCGCGATGAAGCCAAACCGCTACCAGACGCGCGTCGATTTTCTGACCACGATGGGCTTGTGCCTATCGACGTGGGGGAACTTCTACGCTCAGGTCTTGCGCAATGGCGCCGGCGAAATCGTCAGCCTGTTGCCGCTGATGCCATCGCAGGTCACCGTGCGGCTGCTGAGCGACGGCGCGATCGCCTACGAGTACGCGGACAGTCGCGGAATGCAGGTATTCGCCGAGTCAAGTGTCTGGCATGTCAAGCTGATGGGAAACGGAATCACCGGCCTTTCTCCGCTGTCGCACGCCATGAATGCCATCGGCATCGCGCAGGCCACCGAGGACATGGTTAGCGACGTGATGCGCAACGGCATGAAGCCGAGCGGCGTGCTGATGCTGGACGACAAGCTGACGACAGAACAACGCGATATGTATCGCGCATCTTTTCGCGAGCTTGCGGAGGGATCGAGCGGCGGCCTGATCGTGCTCGAAAAAGCGAAAAGCTACGAACAACTTTCGATGTCTCCGCAAGATGTCGAGCTGTTGACCTCGCGCCGGTTCCAGGTCGAGGACATCGCACGTTTTATGGGCACCCCCTCGGTGCTCATCAACGACACCAGCGGAACGACTGCATGGGGGTCGGGAATTCAGCAGATCATCGAAGGCTGGTTCAAGCTCGGCCTGCGCCCGTACCTGGAAAACATCGAGTTGTCGGCGGTCGTGCATCTGCTCCAGCCGGCGGATCGTGCGAAGTGGGAGATTGAACTGGATGTCGACACGCTGCTGCGCATGGATCAGGGCGCACGCTTCGACGCATACCAAAAAGCCATCAATGCCGGTGTGATGACGCCGAACGAGGCGCGCGCGCAGGAAGGTTGGGACCCTGCCGCCGGCGGCGATCAGCTTCTCGTGAATGGAACGATGGTTCCAATCGACAAAGCCGGCCAGCAATCGCAGCCGGCGCCACAAGAGGGGTTGCAATGATGGAAACCAAACACTACGCGCTTGCCGAAGTTGAACTGAAGTTCGACGGTTCGGACGGCTACCAGTTCACGGGCTATGCGTCCAAGTTCAACGGCGTGGACAGCTACGGCGACACGATCCTGCCTGGCGCGTACCGCAAGACCATCAAGAAGCGGGAGCGCCCGATCAGGATGCGATGGAATCACTACGGCAACGTTATTGGGAAGTGGCTTGAAATCAGGGAGGATGACATCGGGCTGAAGGTTCACGGCGAGCTGACCCGCGGCCACAGTGTCGCCGAGGATGCGCGCGCATCGATGGCGCACGGCGCGGTCGACGGACTCAGTATTGGGTTTCGACCTGTGCAAATTCGCGACCTCGGCGACGGCCGCCGCGAACTGAAAGAAATCGAGCTGATCGAGATCAGTATTGTGGAGGAGCCCGCCGATCTCGGCGCGCGAATCTCCGACATCAAGTCCGCCATCGAGGCGGCCAACACCATCCGAGAAATTGAGACCGTCCTGCGGGATGCGGCCGGTCTGAGTCGGGCTGTCGCGGGGGCGCTGGTCTCCAAGATCAAGTCCATGGGCTGCGGGGATCGCGGCGCCGAACTGACCGCCGAAGAAATCCGGCGGGCCTTCCAGCAAACGATCGCGGGCTGATCGCCCGCCAACCGCAACCACGAGGAACACAGTCATGGCGAACGAAATCACCACGGCCATAACCGAAGGCATCGACGCGCTCCGCACCGAGATCAAGGGCGAATTGCGCGATGTCGAAAAGAAGGCCGCCGATCTGCTGATGAAGGCCGAGACCGCCGTCAAGGCGAGCGGCGACATCGCGCCCGAACTCAAATCTGCGCTCGAAAAGCAGGCCGCGACCATCGAGGCACTGAACGCGCGCATGCGCGAGATCGAGCAAAAAGGCGTCTCGGTGGCGTCGGCGGTCGAGACCCGCACCATCGGCGAACAGTTCGCGTTCAGCGATCAGTTCAAGTCCATGCGCACCGACGAGCCGACCCGCTGTCGCATTGAGGTGAAGAACACGATCCTGTCCAACGGCAACACGGTGCTGGCGCAGCAGATCCCGGGCGTCACCGGCGGCGCATTCAAGCCGCTCACGATCTACGGGTCGCTGCCGCATGCGCCGGCGTCCGGGAATTCCGTCGAGGGCATCCGCGAAGCCAGCTTCACGAACAGTGCGGCTGAAGTGGCCGAAGGCGCGCTCAAGCCCGAGTCCGATCTGACGTTCGAACCGCACGACTACCCCGTGCGCACGATCCCGCATTGGCTCAAGGTCTCCAAGAACCTGCTGGCCGATGCGCCTGCGGTTGCGGCCTACATCGATAACCGCCTGACCTATGGCGTGATGGAGCGCGTCGATCGCCAGTTGATGGTCGGCAATGGCACCAGTCCCAACCTGTCGGGCATCCTGGACTCGGGCAATTACACCGTCTACACCCCGACCAGCGACGACAACCTGATCGACGCCATCAACCGCGCTAAGTGGCAGCTTTGGGCGGCCGGCTGGGTGCCGGATAACGCCTACGTCAACCCGCAGGACTGGGGTGACATGGAGCTCCAGAAGGGCAGCGATGGCCACTATCTGAACGGCCTTCCGGGCGTGATGCTGAACACCAACCCGTTCAACGTCCGGATCATCCCGTCGCCCTTCGTGCCGCGAGGTCAGTTCGCGATCGGGGCGTTCGCGCGCGCCGTGACCGTGTGGGATCGCCAGTCGGTCACGGTCGAGGCCGGCTATGCCGACGACGACTTCCTGAAGAACCTGGTCACGCTGCGCGCAGAAATGCGCATGGCGTTCGAAATCAGCACGCCGTCCGCGATCCTCGGCGGCGCGTTCACGGCCTGATGAGCAACCGCGGGGCGCCTTCGGGCGCCCCGCTTTCGGAGGTGTCGAATGTGGGTCACTCCCATCAAGTCGTTTCCGCACGATCGCCGCGGGCAGATGCTCGCCGGGCGCGGCTATGATCTGCCCGACGCGGAGGCGGCGCGGCTGATCAGGCTCGGCCTCGTCCGCGCCGCGTCGCCGGACGAGTACGAGACCAAGGTTGTGACGCAGGCGCCGGCCGCGCCAGCAATCCCTTCGCGGGCCGCTGGCGAGGCGCAACTGTCGTCTGCATCGCCAGTGGCCCAAGCCTCACCGCAGACGACTGCGACGCCGTCCGCCGGTGGCGCGAAGCCGCGCAAGAAGGACGCCGCGTGATCGCGGCCAACACCTCATTCCGGCTCGCGCCGTGGGCGGACTCTCTCTTCGCGATGGACGGCGCGTGGTGGAAGATTCACGCGGCCGAGGTGCGGCGCGACTTCCGCGGAGAGTGCCTGGGCTACGGCGGCGACTGTGTCCCGCACGGCGCGCGATCGATGCGATCGGTCCGCAGGGACTGGTCGGCATTCGGCAACAGTGGTGCGGGTGCGATCGCGGTGGCGGCCCTGTCCGGCGCGACCCGGGTGCTGCTGCTGGGCTATGACTGCCGACACGCCGCGGACGGCCGCCGGCACTGGCACGGCGACCACCCGCCGGGCACGGCCGGCAACGCTGCGCCCCAGACGGTGGCGAAGTGGCCGGCACAGTTCCGAAAGCTGCGGGAAGCGTTCCCGCGGCTGGAAATCATCAATTGCACGCGCGAGACGGCGCTCGACGCCTTCCCGCGCGCCAAGCTGGAGGACTGCATCGCATGAGCGTGATCCCGCTCTCGACGATCAAGGCGCGGCTGCGCGTGATCCACGACGCCGACGACGCCACGCTGCAGACCGCGCTCGATGGCGCCGAGGATGAGGCGCTGCGGTTCATGAATCGCGAGCGGCTGCCGACGCTGCCCCTCGAATATCCGCCGGTCTACGATTCGAGCAGCAGCGAAGTGAGCGAGGAAACGCCGAGCAGCGAGGACCCCGTTGCGCCGGCCGTGGTCGAGGGTGTGATCCTGCTCGTCAAAGCGAGCTACGAAGCCATGACGCCCGCCGACATGAGCGGATATCGGCGCGCGGCCGAGATCAAGCTCATGCCGTACCGCGCGCGACTGGGGGTCTGACGTGACCGACCTGTCCGCACGCCTCCGGCACCGCGTCGAGTTCCAGGCGCAGACCACGGTCCGCGACAGCGAAGGCCGGGCGGTGACGACCTGGGAGACGGCCGCGCTGGACTCCGGGGCGCCGCTCGATTCGGTGCCGGCCGAAGTGCTGACCGGGCCGGGGCGCGAATTCTTGGAGTCCGGTCAGAAACAGGCGACGACCGCGGCGCGCATCGTGGTCCGATGGTTCCCGGGGCTTTCGCCGTCGTGGCGGATCTTGTGGAACGGGCGAATCTACGGCATCGAGACCGCGGAAACCGATATCACCGGCCGCCGCGAGTGGCGTATCCGCTGCGCCGAGGGGGTGAGCGATGGTCAGTGACCGCAAGCCGCTGCCGCCGACCAGCGTCCGCGGCCGGGTTCGCGGCTGGATCGATCGCCACGCCGGCCGCCTCGGCGACGTCGTTCTCGAAGTCGGCAGCCGTCAGCACGTGCCGGGGGCGTGGTGGCTGAGCAATCGCGACCTTGCCCGCGGCGACTGGCTTGGCATCGACATGCAGCCCGGCCCGGGCGTCGACGAGGTCGCCGACATTCACGCGCTGCCGGCCGAATGGTCCGGCCGGTTCTCGAGCGTGCTGTGCTCCGAAGTCCTGGAGCACGTCCGCCGGCCGTGGGTGGCGCTGCCCGAGCTGCGCCGCGTCCTGCGTCCCGGCGGCACGCTGATCGTCACGACGTTGACCGCGTTCCCGATCCACGGGTTTCCTGATGACTTCTACCGGTTCACCGAGTCCGGCTTGCGCGCGCTGCTGGAGGACGCCGGGCTCGTCGGCATCGAGACGGCTGCCGCCGGCGAGGTCCCCGTCGAACTGAACGATCACGGCGAGCCCGGCCGCGTCCGACGCTTGATCCCGATGCACGTTTTCGCGGCTGCCGAGGCGCCCACATGCTGACCTTGCTCACCGCCACCGGCGCCCGCCCCGAAGCATGGGCGCGCTGTGAACGCCTGATGACGCGCCAGACCTACGCCGGCCCCGTGCGCTGGGTCATCGTCGACGACGGCCCCGAGCCGCAGCCGGTGACGTTCCAGCGCGACGGCTGGGCGCTGGAGATCGTCCGGCCGACGCCGCACTGGCAACCGGACCAGAACACCCAGGCGCGCAACCTACGCGCAGGGCTGGCCCGGATCGGCGCCGGCGAGCGGGTCGCCATCATCGAGGACGACGACCATTACGCCGCCGACTGGCTGGCGACGGTCGCCGCGGAGC